CCTCGTTCCGCACAACTGTCATCACGAGCCGCGGATCGTCCACCACGAGAGGAGGGTCGAAAGGATCCCCCGCCGTGTTGAGCACCGCAGTCCCCTCCGTGTCCACATCCAACACCGCCTCATGATCGCGGAGCGACCACGACACCTCGATCGGCATCAAGAGCGGATTCTGTTCCTTCCCGCCCCCCGCCGTGTTGACGTCGTACCACCCATAGCCGACCGTGATAATCCAGCCGAGCCCATCGTCCCCTTCGGGATCGATCTGGACCGAATCCGCGTAGGCGAACCTATCCCATTCGTTGGTGTTATACGAGGGAGTCATCCCGTCGCCATAAGCGATCCCAACCGCGTTCCCCGCCGTGATCGGCCCGTCGTACTGACTATTCGTCAGCACGCGGAACTTGCGCTGATAGCGCCGCCCAGAGCCGACCTGCCAACTCGCCGATCGCGAGCTTTCGTCCATCAGTTCAGTGACCGAAACTACCGCCACCGCTAGTTTCCCGCCGTCATCTGAGTGCCGAGCTCGCCCTGGCCCTTGCTCTTCTCGTCAAATCGTTGGGCCATGCTACTCAGCGCCGTCGCCGCCCGCGTCGTCGCCTCGGCCGTCATTCTGGTGTTCGCCTCGATGCGATTTTGCAGCGTCGTCGAGCCCATCGCCTTGCTCTTCACGATCGAGCTATACGCTTCCTTGCTGCCCAATTCCGACGCCCCGGCGAACCCCGGCTCGACCACTTTCGGCGTGGTAACCCCCGTGCCGGCCCCGCGGAATTGCTCGCTCTTCTTGACGTTCAATTCCGCACGCTGCTGAGCCCCGGTCTTGACATCGTCGACGAATTGCCGCACCGCGTTGTGCGCCCATTCCTTGCCGAACGTCTGCCCCATCTGGTCCCAGTCCGCCTTGCTACTTTCCTTGAGGTTGTCAGACCAAACCTTGAAGAAATTCGTGAGCTCGAGCTTCGTCCCCGTGATTTTCTCAAACACCCAACCGAAGCCCTGCACCAACCAATCGATGCCCGACAGGATGTCCGCCACGACGCCCGAAAATACCGATCGCAGCCCGTAGAAACCCGCCTGCAGGACCTGCACCACATCAGCCACACCGCCCACGGCCGTCGTGACCCAGTCCATCGCCTGCGCCACATACGACGACGTCTTGGTACCCGTGCTCATCCAGTTGATAAACTGATCGGTAACCGCTGTGATGTAGGGAGCAAGCTCAACCGCGATCGAGTTTCCGACACCCTGGATGCTCGCCCCGATTTGCGTGAACGCCACGTCCGCCTCAGCCAGCTTCGCCGTGTCGACGTCGCTCATCGCAACCCCCAGCGCCGAGGCCTGGTCACCGAGCTTTTGCAACCCCGCCGACCCCTGCTGCGCCAGGTTGATCATTCCCTGCCCCGATTTCCCAAACAAATCCATGGCGACCTTGGAGCGCTCCATGGGATTCGGGATCTCCCGCAGCACACCGAGCAGCAGCTTGAAGGATTTCTCCGGCCCGGCCGCAACCAGGCCCTGCGCCGAGATCCCGAACCGCTTCAAAGCCTCAGCCGCCGGCCCCTCCCCACTGATCGCGACCTCAGCCAATCGCTCATTCATCTTCTCGATCGAGTGCGCGAACGTCTCCGAATCGACGTGGGCCGTGCCCGCGGCATACGAGAGCTTCTGGAATGCCTCCGACGATATCCCCAATCGATCGGCCAGGACCTTCGTCTCGGCCGCGCCCGTGATACTCGACTTGACCCAATCACCGAGGCCCCTCGCGGCAAAGCCGGCCCCGATCGCGCCCGCCAGGCCAAGCAACTGGCTCTTCAGATCCTGCACCATCGAGACTGCGGCGCGCGCACCTTTGGACAACCCCGAGGTGTCGGTCGCCATCCCGATTTTTACCCATCCGATGGTGGCCATGGAGTTTTGCTGGAGTACCGCCTTTAGGCGGAAAGGACCGGCTGAAGCCGGGACTCCAACTTTTCAATCCCGCTCCCGCTCCGCCTTCAAACGCTGCGCCGTCGTGATCCCCTCGAAGATCGCCCGCCCCGCATCACCCGACATGATCCGCACCGGCTTGCCCCTGGGAATGAAATCCTCCGGCTTGATGCGCCCCGCGTCCTTGCCCAGCATCCTCACCAGCACTGTGCAAATCGTCCCGCCGATGAGCCATGCATCCGGGATCAAATCGAGTTTGTCATAGGCCAGCCACCGCGAAAGCTCTTCGGAATCCATCCCACTCCGAAGCTCGCGAACCGTCCGCCCCAGAGCGAGAGCCAGCTTGTGCTCAAACCGAAGGAGCGGATTCTCTACGAGTTTTTTTTTAGCTCATCGATGTCCGCGCGACTCATCTTGTTGTGCTTGGTCGCCGCCGCGAAAACCCGATCCAGCGCCCGGCCCGACTTCTTGCTCACCGCCGGAATGTCTGCCGCGCTGAACAGCGCCTCGCCGTTCTCATCGCACAACACGGCCACCGCCAGCCGCGCCCGCACGTCCTTGTCCGGCGAGGCGACAATCGACGACTCCCACGCATCCCGCTCGCCGGCCGACATCATGCGGACGTAGACGCGCCCACCCCACTCCGGGACCTCCACCGCCAAGCGCGGCAGATCCTCGACCGCCAGGATCGCCGTCCGATCCAACGCCCTGCTCATGTCCACGTCACGATCCCCGTAATTTTGATCTCGATGTCCGCCTCGAGGTTATCTTCCGAATTCATCCCTTTCGGGGCGAATTTCGTCAGCAATGCCGAAAATGCCGCCTTATCCGTGCCACCCACCGTGTTGAAGAGAACGTTCCACACCACGGCCGGCTGCGGCCACGTGTTAATCGCCGTCGTGAGAAACTGATGAGTAGTGTCCGCCGGATCATATTGGATCGACGCCGACACCGTCCCCATGTCCGGAAGTTGCGCGCGGAACGTCTTGACTGTCGAGCCGAGATTGGTCGTTTCCTTCGTACCCTGCGTCGCCTCCGGCCCCTCGACCTCGAGCACCTGCGCGATCGCCGTCAACGAGGCCGAAATCGTCGCTTTGAGAACTGTCCCTTGCCCTACATTGATCGCCATTGTTTACCCCTCACACGTTCGTCTGAGTGACCGATGTCGGCACCGGGACCCGATGCTTGATCCGGTATTTGAGGATGACGTTGTAAATCCAGTTGTCCGAGCCGTCAGGCGGAGCCGTCGTGTCGTCGTCTTCGTCTTCGTAGTAGTTCGTCAGAATCGGAACGGTGAACTGATTCCCCCGAAAACCGTCGAAGTAGTTCCGCACCACTTCCGCAATCGCGATCGAGCTCGACTCAGACAGCGAAAGCGCGCTGATCTCCACCATCGCCTTCGAAGTACCATCGGCCCCCGCCAGATTGCGGCCCCATTCCCGCTCCGTCACCTTCACCGTGACGCACGGATATTGACTCATCTGAGACGGATCTTCGAAGTAGATTCGCGTCCCCACCAGCGCCGTCAGCGACGCGATCGAGTTGAGCCAAGCGACCACCGCCTCCCGAAGTGTCAACTGCCTAGCACCCGGGACAGGCGCCACCTGGACATCAAATACCCGCCCAGCACGAAGCCGGCTCGCCCGCACAGCCGCGACAAAACGCAACAGCGGAGGAGGAGGCACCGCCCCCGGTGGCTTCGTAAGTTGCTCGGGAGCGACCCTCGCACGACTCGGCCGCCTAAACGGCACAACCGGCTTGACGCTGAGGTGACCGCCCTCACCCCCGGCAGCCCGCCGCGGAGAGAAGACCGACGCTCGCCCAGCCCGGCGCCGCTGGATCGCCACCGCGGCCACGCCGACGACGGGTTTGCCCGCTGGCGGAACTGCGTCAAACTCGATCGCACGACGACGTCTACGCTCCGATTCCACTGATCGAAAGCACCATCACGCCCAGCGTGAGGACGACTACTCGTTAATGCGGAGCCAGCCCGAGTAATTCGTCGTGACTTGGGGCGTGAATTGCAGCACGAAGAACCCGCCACCCTTGATGAAAATTTCATCGCCCTGCGGGAAATACTCGGTGAGACCCAGTTGCGGATTCACCTCCCGGCTATCAAATGCCACGATTCCCGACGGAGCCCCGGAAGGTTGCGTTCCCCATGTGCTCTGGAACGTCTCCGTGCATTCCGGCTCCAAAGGCAATGGAGTGACCGTCGTCGCGCCACTACCCGCCGACGTGGCCTTGGCAAATTGCAGCAAGCCAGGGGTCGCCGCGGCGTTGTACGCACCGAAGATCCCGAACCCCGTAACGGCGATGCGCTGTTGAGCCGGCGCACTCCCCACCAAAATGTTGTACGTCGTGCCCGAAGTCAGACTCACCTGGGCAAAATTGCAAAACCCGCGCAGATTCATTGAGACGCCCCCGAGCTCGGGACTTAAAGCCAGTGAATTGAGAAAGAGCGACCTGGAACGCCATCCGCTGTCCGCAACACCGCGCTCACAGAGCGGCAATCAGCCCCACGATGAACTGGCAGATTTCCACCGGATGTTGCTCGTAATACCAAACCCGCTCCCGGCACTTCGACCGCGGGTAGTGATCGGCGTGCGAGTCATAACCCGCGCCCGCGTCGTAGAGTTTGCCGGCCAACGCGACCGCCGGATCCTGACTTTCCTTGAAGGTTCGATAGTCTGGATCCACGTTCCCGTGATGCACGTCGTCGCGCTCCGCGATCGGCCCGGAAAACTCGAGCTTTTGCCAGCCCTCGCACCCGGCCAGATCCTTCCCCGTCCTGGCATCAACCGTCCGCCGCTTCGTCTTGCCGCCGAGCTCGACCGCCACCCCGTACGGCGCCAGCTTGGTCTTGAGCGCCTCGACATTGATCGGCAATTGCTGCTTGGCCGTAGCCTGCGTGTTCAACGAGTAGCCCATTCACCACCCCCAAAAACCCGAAACCGGATCATTCCCAATACCTTCGATTGTCCGAACGATGCGCCCGCAGATACGCCAGCAGCGCCGCCTGCACAAGCGCCGTAGTCATCAGTCCCCGCACCGGCACAAACACATCCCAGATCGCATTGACGTTCGAGCCGATGCCAACATGCACCGCCGGATCGAGCGCCCGGTTCCACCATGCAAACCAGTACATCAGCGTTTGCGGGTTGCGAGTTCCGGCCGCTGCTGGACAGTCCCCGATGTAGGCCGAGGCCGTCGCGGTGTACGTCGGATTGGACCATGCCGAGCCAGCGGAATAGACCTGCGAGCCGCCCGCGTAGAGGATCGCGTTGCCCGCGGACGTGACTGTCAGAGCCAGCACAACATCGGTATTCAGCGGCGGAGTGTAACTGGTGTTCGCGCCCTGTTGGGTTCCCGCCGAATTCACCACATACGTCAGGACGCTAGTTGATGTCGGAAAATACAGGCCGATGACATCGAACGGCACCGTGAACGTGTTGTTGTAGGTGAGCCCGAAGACTCGCGAATTGTTGGTCCCTGGAGAACCCGTGCGCCGCACGCCTGCCGCGATCGTGATTGGCCACCCAAATTGTAGCGCCGCAGGCAGGATGCCGGCGAATCCCCCCGCATTGACGGTGAGATTCACGCCGACCTGGCTCCCTTGCCACCACGGATTTGCCGCCCCATAGTTGTAGTCCGTCATCCTAATGCGCGCCGCTGTGCTATCCCCAACCGAGCCCCCGGTCCCTTCATTGAGCGCATAAAACCCCTGGAGCCCCGCCGCGAAGGGATGGCTTTGATCGATCTGTGTCCCAATCGGAGGCTTGACGGACCAGCGAGAACCAAACATAGATCAGTGGGGAGTGAGGAGTGGGGAGTGGGGAGAACGGAAAGCGAGGTTTGGGGTTTTCTCTCCCCGCTCCCCACTCCCCACTCTCCACTCTCCACTCATGAAAACGCCGGATTCGTGTCGAGATTCACAGTCACCGTAGCCGCATTGGTCGCATCGCCGTTCTTCGCTGCGATGACCCAGAGCCACGCCGCCGGCGGATAGATCGTCGTCGAGTATTCGGTGTTGGCCGCCCAGGATATCCCCGGCGCGACCACCCCGCCGCTCGCCGTCTGCTCGATCAAGAACACCAAGTCGCCAGAAGAGTACGCGTTTATCAGCGCCGAGCACGTGA